CACGGTGTAGCTTGCCGCCCTATTCGCGTTATACCCCGCAAAGCCATGAAAGTCGAAGTTAGAACCTCCACCCTGGCCCCATTCCGCAGCCACCGTTCCGTTGTTGCTCACAACCCTACCGCCACCGCTGGTGCTTGCGTATAGGCTATCCAACCGCCCGGATTTCACATTAAACCGTTTGTTTTCTTGGGGTGTTGCCAAGTTGCGAATGTAGAGGTCGCCGATGCCTGTGGTGTCGCCGGCTGCAATTGTCCAAGACCTGTTAGCCGAAAGGTCGTAAGTAGTGCCGTTGATGGTTAGTGTTGTGGTTTTGTCCACCTTGCCGTTGATGCGGTTGCTCAGGCTTGTGGTGTCGATGCTTGCACCGCCACCGCTTAGCTTATTCCATTTATTTGCACTGCGCCCCCATAGCGTGCTATCGGTTGTCCGAAAGAACAAAGCACCAACCATTGACTCTCCCCACTTGGGCGAAGGTAGGCGGGGAGTGTCGGGCCCTGATGGGATGACCAGCATGCTGTCGGATTTCAACCCACGAAATTTAAACGGGCTGTTATTCGTTTGAAATACTTGCCCGCTTGCACCTGCGCTAATTAATAGCAGTAATATAATTATCCTCATAAATATGTGACTTCACCTGTTATTTGTAATGATGCCGAAACTACCCCGGCCTCGTTGTATGATCCGCTTACGCTTAGGCTGCTGATGTAGCAATAGCCCGATGTTGTACGCTCCCCGCCCTGTGCGGGCCGCGATATAACGAACTCCAATAGCGTTTTGTTTTCGAACCAGTTTTCAATATCTTCAGCATCAAAAGCCCCAGTTTCACCAACGCCTTTGTAAACCAGCACATTATCAAAATCAATAGTACCACCTTTGTAGGTCGGCAGAAACTCGGTTGCGTCGCTACTAAGCCCTGTTACTTCTACCATCTCTAAAGCACGATTGATATTTAGGCCCCGGTTGCATAGCGCATAGTAATTTGCATAACTACCGCCCTGCCCCAGCGTTAAAATAACATCATCACCGCTTATTCTTGTTGGCATACTTATAAATAGTGTTACGATAAGAAATTAATACCACTTGTAAGGTCAGCCTCTGCGCTAAGCAATGCCTGGGCAAACGTGGCGGATTGCGTTTCAGTTTTGACATTCGTTTCAATATTGATGCACACCATCCTGCGGCTACTGCCTAAAATTGTAATGGTATAAATGCCAAATAGCTCTACCAATTCACCAATCAATCCAACCTCAATCAATATAAAATTTGAGCCGTATTGCATACCACGCAGCCGGGCCGTTTGCAATAGCAGTGTGCCGCCACCTACCAAAGTTTCATCGCTGCGAATATTGGCCGGTATGTCATCACGGCTACCGGGGTTTTTATAAATGGTCGTATAGTAATCACTTTCTAAATATGCACCATACGGCGTTTCAATTTGATGGTGGCCAGCGTGGTCAATTTGCTCATCTACAAAGATGTATTTTTTGCCGGTTGATACCAATTGCTGCACTGCCTTGTAATTACTATCAATCAATTCGTTATCAGTGCGGGCATTTAAAATCACCACATCGTAAACCTCGCATGATGTGTAATAGGTTAATTGGCTTGCAACACCTGGGCTTGATAGGTACGGCCTGCCAATTAGCATAAATAGATAGCCGTCATTTTCGACCGTTACCTCAGCGGTAAAAGTGCCGGTATTGCCTTGCTGAATCCAATAGATGCCGCTTTGCCATGTGCTATCTTCTTTCAGGCTTTCATTAACCACTGTGCCAGTAAAGTCTAATTGATCATTAATGCGCACCTGCACACGCGGCGCGGGCTGTTCAATGCCCGATGTGGCCAATGTGTTAAAACGCCATCCTACAAGGATTTTAGCACCTTTCTTAACCGGGTAGCCCACGCTGCGGATATACTCATCAACAAAGCCAACGGTGCCGTTAGCGTAGCCCTGAATATCAACGCCATTGGCAAAACCCGAGGATGCTTGCCGGGTTACAATTAAGCCGCTGCTTTTTGTCCAGCGGTCAGGCACATTAGCCGTAAAATCCCGGAAGAGATAGTTAACCGATGCGTGGGTATGGGCCGAAAAGTTTGCCGTTGCGTTTACTTTGCTCTTTGGCTTAAACGCAGTGACAATCATGCTCCGATCCGTTGTGAGCCGATTAGCAGATAGTAGCGGCTCAGTTGTAAATGTGCCGTTTGTTAATGTTAGTGCTGCCTCAGGCGTTGCATAAAGTATTGTTGCATAGGCCTCCGTTGCTTGGCTCTTATCGGTAAAACTTTCAATGCGCCATTGGCCATCTTTTTGAAATAGCACACAATTAATTGACCGCATCACTAAGCGCAAAACATCGGCGCAACTAATAGACGTAGTACCGTTGGCTTGGTAAAATGCAACGGCCTCAAGTGCTAAATCATCAATTAATAAATCGGTGTCGCTGCCTAAATAAAGCGTGTTAGAATAGCGTACATTCAAATCCAAATTAGTCTCATCTAGGCAATCCATTATCGTCTTACGAAGATTGGTAATTGCGTAGGCGTAGCTGTCGAATGGAATGTAATTAATGCCGTTCAACTTTGCCAAACCATCGGTAAAGGTTAGGGTTATGGCACCATATAAATAAGCGTTCCAAGATGTCGTTTGCTGTGGCGTAAACCAGCCGGTAAGCAGCAAATCAACGCCTTTACTTAACTCAAACTTAATGGTTTCGTCATCTGAAAATATTATTGCCGTAAAGTCGGCCTCGGTAAACGGGTTGCCTAAGTCATCGACGCAGTTTAAAAATAGGTTAAGGCTGCACACCTTTGGCCTGATGGGAAAAAACGGGTCTTGCTCGCTTATGTCGGTGTTTATGGTAATGGCGTTGCGCGGCCCCCAACCGCTGCTAAATGTGCGGGCCGTGCCTACAAAGCCATCCTCATACATTTTAAAGTAATAGGTTGCGCTGGATTGGTTGCCGGTTAGGCTGAATGTATATTTTAAATTGAACGCCATTATCCAAAGTTAGCGGCCCTGTTTTGGCCATTTTTACGAAGTAAGCCAAACAGCACATCGCCCCTTATCTCAAAGCTAACAGCACCAGCCCCCGCACCCCTCAGCGCGTTGTTGTTTACCATTGCGCCATTAGCACCTGGGACAAACAGCTCAGGGCCGTTTTCGCCGACCATAAAGGCCCCACCGCCGCGCACACCGCCACCCGATGCTTTAAAGCCAAGTAGGCCCTTAAAGATATTCAGGAAGCCACCAGCAGCCCCTAATACGCCGCCAGCGCCACCGCTTACGGCGCTCAATATAAGGGCGAACACCGCCGCCTTAGCAAGCTGCACAAGTATCTGCTTCAATGACTGCTTTAGCGCCTCTAATGGGTCTTGGCCGTTGGCTAGTGCGTTAAATGCCTGATCCACCGCGCCGCCTACCAATGTGAACGCCGATTGCACGTTGGCCAATCGTTCTTGTGTGAGTGCTAGGGCCGCGTTTACGTTGTTAATTCCTATTGCTTCATCAGCAATTTTTAAATTGGCGGCATTCGGCCCGCCCAACAGCCCTGCTCCTGCGCTTGTTGGTTGCCCGGCAATTGTACTTGATACCTTTTGTTGATTAATTATTAAAAGCGCTTTCTGCCCTTCTGCAATAATTCGCTGTTGAGTAGTTAGCACCCCGCCAAGAATAGCGTTTAAATCTCGGTAGGCATCATTTAGTTGCGCGGTTATGCTTATCGGCGTTTTGTCAGTAAACTTTTGATTTAAAGCAACTATTGGCGCAATAAGGGAGTCGAACAATTTTTGCGCTTCCTCAGCAGCCTTTGCCGCAGCCTTTAATGCTTTTGCCGCGTCATTTGTTGTTTTAGCAGCTTTTTTTGTTTTTGTTCCAAAATCCTCAACTACGCCATTTGTATTTCTTATTCTATCAATTAGCGTTTTTATGTTTTCATCACTTTTCTTGGCTTCGTCGGAAAACAATTTTTCTTCCTCAGCAGCACGTTGAAACTGATTGCCTACACCTTGCAATACCGATGTGGCTTGGCCGCCGGTTGCAATCAATTTCGTAAAATCGCCAAAGCTAAAACCGCCCAACAAACCAAGCGCATCGCCTTGCTGCGCTTTAGCGGTTAGTACTACTGATTTAGCGTAAGCCTCAGCAGCTTTACCGGCTAAAAATGTTTGTTTTGCCTCTTCCCTTTTTATTTCAGCGTAAATAAGCCCGATTTCAGCCCCGGACTTTTGAAATGTTGCCAAGTCTTTAATCTTCAGTCCATAATCGGCCAGCAAATTGTTTGCGCTGCGCAAAGCGTCATTTTGACGTTGCACAGAATTGCCAGAATCCGATGCGGCCTGCGTAAATTTCTCAAAGTCACTTGCAGCCTTGCTATAAGCTAAAGCCCCTTTTTGAGCAGCATCGCGCTGCGCTTGGTCTAGCTTTGAAATGCCAGCAATGGCCGCGCTTATTTGTGGGCCAAAAGCAATAAGTAAAGATGTTACAGCGCTAATACCTATGGCAATACCAGCAGGCCCCACAAGGCTACTGGCAAGCGATTTAAACGCACCCCCGGCGCTACCCGTTTCCTTCTTTAGATTCTGAAACGACTGTACTAAAGGATCGATGTTGTTGGCAATACCCAGGATGCCAAACGGGGCATCCTGAATTACCCTGCCAAAGTTCGTAAGGGCAATATTAGCGCCTTTAGTGCTGGTATTAAGGCCGTTCAAAGATTTACTGACAGCATTAATCTGCTGCGCTGCATTGTCGGCCTTCACCGTTATGTCTATCTCTAAGCCTTCTTTTGCCATTGCCGTTAAATTAGTAAGGCAGAGTAATTACCCTGCCTTTAGTTTTCGCGCCTGCATCTCTTTTGCCTTAGCCTTCAGCAGTTCAATATTTTTCCTAAAATCCGTAGTCGGATCGCCGTCAATTACCGGGATGCGCCACAGTTGCGCCTCACTTTTAACCTTCACCCCGGCACTCCCCGCTACCACCATTGCCAGCCGCCGGATGCTTGCATCATCTATGCCTAGCTTCAACTGGTGGCCGGTTACCGTTGCCATGTAATCGGCCTCGGTCATTGCGTAGTAATCACGCGGCAACAAGCCCACAACACCGAAAGCGTAAGCCTTTACTTCTTGCCAGCTACTTTTTTTTTCTCAAGTCCGGCAGCAGCTTCCATTATGTCACGCACCGGCTTACTACTCATGTAGGCATCCAATATGCCAGCCAATTCAACACGCAGCCCGTCATCTTCCCCGGCTATTACTTGCTCAATATGGGCAAAACAATCTTTCAATTGCAGCTTATTTTCCACACCTTCAACCAAGCAGTAATTCTCATGGCCGTAATACAGCAGAAATGCCTGCATCTTTACGCCGCTAAAATCATCTTTCACGGCCTGCTGCTGGATCATTTCGGTCAGGTGCATCCCCAAAACCAAAGGGTATGCAGTACCCTTAATCGTTGCGCTCTTTACCAGCATATTAAATATTTCTTGTGATAGTACCGTTTACTTTTACCGTGGCCTGCACAGTCACCGCGCCCTCCTGTGGCAAATCCTCAGCCCACCCGGTAATGGTGCCGCTAAAGCGCACATCATACAGCACCGGGGTAACGTCATCGTCGGCCAATTGGAAGTCCACAATCTCTTCGCTTTGGAACGACTCCCAAAGGTTCGCCGTGGTGGCAGTGCCGGCATCGCTGATGCTTAGCGCCTGCAATGTACAGGTAAAGGTTTGGTCATCGTTACCCGCAAGGAAGTACGGGCCGCACTTGCTTGATGCGTCGATTTCGTTTTTGCTTAGGCTCAGGTTGCTATCCAGCAAGCAAGCCGCTAGCTTCTTTACGCCGCCGGTACCCACATACGATGTGACGTACACAAATACGAGGGCGGAATTTAATGGAGTGTTTGCCATGATCTGCTTTTTATGTGCTTAAATTATGCTCGTTACGAATTATAACCCTAAATACTTTTAAACTATTGATTTCGGCCACATCATTGCTAATGGATAGCACTTTTGCGCCGAAGCTGCTAAAGTTTTCTATTGATAAATAGCTTGAGCCATCGGCCCCAATTGCGCCTATTACCGAATCACTTAATCCATCCACTACCGCCGTACCGCCAAACTCCTGGAACTCAATGTAGAGGGCAATGGTTACGGTGCAAGTCCATTGGATGCACTTAAAGCCTGTTTGCACCGATTCTATGGAAGTTATCACGCCATAAGGCACAACAGCATCCTCGGGGGCAAAGCCGTCGAATATCGGCACAACCCCGGTTAGCGCCGTCTTGTATGCCTTGCGGATATATCTTGCTGGTGCTATCATGCCTTACTAATTGCTCGTTTTATGTTGCGTAAAATTTCAACTTTAACCGCATCGTAAGCCCTAAAGAAAAATGGTTGCGGTCTTTGGCCGTTAATCTGCTTCGTGCCTTTAAAAGTCATTGCATAGGCTTTGCGCTCCGTATCACCTGGCACATTTACTTTTCGCCCGGTTCCCCATTCAACGTAGGGCGAGTAGAAAGCTAACGCCTGCACCTTAGCTTTAAAGGGTTTGCTTACATCGGCTGTAATGTCGCGCCGCATTGTGCCGCCGTTAGGGTTGCCAACTACCGCCAACTGCACCGCCAAATCCCTAATCTTCAACGCCCCTGCCTTTATTTCAGCATCAACAACCTTCTGCACCTTCACAGGGTAGTCATCGATGCGCTTTATTAGCTTATCCAAACCCTGTATTTTTATTGCAGCCAAAAGGTCAATATTTCATTGTTAAAAAATGTATCGCCAGTGTGGCATGTAACCGTGCCGGTTGCGCTATTCCACAACACCTGCTCAGGCTTGGTCGTTACCGTGGTCTTTGGCTCCTTGCCCACGCCATCACGGTCGAAAGCTATCAAGTCGCGGCCAATGCCAGCCCCAAGTAACACGCTCGTTTGATCGCCAGTTAAAGTTACATAAACCACCGACAAACCGCCTACGCTGCCACCGCCGTAGGTTAGCGCCGTAATGCCATAAACCAGCACTGCCGAAAGCCGCAACCGGCGCAACCGCTTTGCCTCAATCGGTGGCCCTACAATCTGCAACAAGCCAAATCGGCTTACAACATACATATCGCGGTACCATGTGAAGGTGTTTTTATAGTTACATTCAATCGTAAAGTTGCCAACCGCCACCGTCCTATCAGCCACCGTGCCATCACTGCCGCTATCGTCTTTAATGTGCGCAAAGGCCGGGGCATCAGTTTGCAATACCACGGCCTCAGTGTACCCGGCAAAGCCGTCCTCAGTCTTTGAGTAACGGTAAACGCTTATGGTTTCGTTTAATGTCAATAGTTGGCGTTACGGTTAGCGTTCATTATGGCCATTGCTGTGGCATCCCACTCTACTTTATTCGGTTCGTTGATACCATTAAAAATGTGCGCCACTTGCTGCCTTAGCGCCAACAGCAGGGCATCGGAGCCGCTTGCCAGTGTGGTGTAATACACTCGGTAGTTGCCATCCTCATCGGGCTCTATTTGGCCGTAGTTAAATATGTCGTACCCCTCGCCCTCGGTGGCCGTTGTCCAAACCGCGCCCCTGCACCGCTTAAACTCCACCAGGTTAATGGCGCCAATAGGCGCCCACGGCAAATTGAAGGGGTTAAGGCCGTTGCTGCGAATGGTAACAATTAGGTTTTTAGGCACCAGCGAAACATTACAATAATTTTCGATTGACTGCCTTACGCTTGATATAATTGGCGTTAATATAACATCAAAAGCAGTACCCTCAAGTTGTAGATACTGCTTCATTTGCGTGACCGTGATAGGCTCCACGCCTGCCGTGTTGTCGCTTAATCGGTTTGTGTTCGTTATGTAGGCTTTGCCCATGATGATAAATAGCTTATGAAATTGCTTTCATCCTGCTGCACATCAAAGAACCGAGCCAGCGCCGCTTTCTTGTGGTCGGCTGTGGTGGCTTCCAATAGCTTTACAAAATCCAAGTTACTTTGCGCATAGCGGCCCGCATCCCCGGCCACTTCCATTATACCCGGTATGCTACGGCCTACAATGGCCACGCCTTGGCTTAAAGCCTCAAGTACAGTGGTATTATACCCTTCGCTGTATGAAGGGCAGAAAAGGGTATCTATTGCCTTATAAAACGCTTCCATGTCGTTAGTGTACGGCAATAGCTCAACATTCGGTAGGTTGATGGCAACCTGGTTGCCCCAGCTTTGCAGCACCTTAAACGTATGCCCTGGCATCATTGCTGCCACTTCCTTAACGTCATAGCCGCCTTTGTCGCGGTTGATGTTCACCACGCCAATAACATTGCGCATTTTCTTTTGTACGCTGCGCACGGGCTTTAACCGGCACATGGGGTGCCACACAATACTACTCCGACATTTGTAATTGAACCGAGCTTTGATGTGGTCGGCAACATAGATAATGCCGTGCCGATCCAGCGGCATGTGTTCGTGGCGCTCGTTGTGAACAATAACAAATGAAGGTCGCTGGTCGTTGTATTGGCGCAAGCTAAATGCGCCGCCTATCACCGCGTCGAAGTCATCAATCTTTTGGTTCACTACGCACTTAATGCCGTGGCGCTCAAGCATCGCAATCAGTAGCCGATGGTAATGGCCCGCGCCGGTAATGTCGCTGTTTGGATGGGCAGAGAATAGGAATAATATTTTCATAGTTACGAAATTGATAAATAATCTAAAACTCCATCTATATCAATGCCCAAATATTTTGCCCGATGTGCTGATAACGGCACAAGTCGTTTGTTTAATATTGGTTGGTAATACTTTATCAGTGCAGTTTCAAACCGGTCTAAATCGCATGGTGGAACGGGAATGTAAAAAACCGAATCAAATTCTTTGGCTTCAAAGTGTTGCGCAATCCGTGAACTAACATTAACCGATTGCCCAATATAAACTATTTCATTATTTAGACATAAAAAATAAACGCCAGATGATGAAAAATAATAATCAATAGGCAAAGCAAACAAATTTTGTATTGCAGATAATTGCGGTGGGCATTTAGGTGAAGAATGCGCATCAATAACTGATATAAAATTTAATTTAGGGCTGTATTTGCTTTCAATTTTTGTTACATATTTTTCAACAAACCAATCGTTTAATTCGGCGGCCGCAAAATAATACACTTCCGCTTTAGTTAACGGGTTAAGCAGCACGTAATGCGGAACGTAAAGGCATTTTACAAGTTCGGCCATTTCTTGCTCAGATATAATTTCTTTTATCTTGCCTTTGCAGTCTTTATACAACCGTAATTTTTCTAAATTCATACATCACTAATTTTATCCAGTTCATCAAACAATACTTTTAACCGCTCATTATGGCCCGCTGCCCCCGTCCAATTGCTACCTTTTACAAAGTGCATAAAGGTGCCGTTTAATATCTCATAACCCAAATCCTCATTCTTGGCGTAGCTTATGTATGCGGTGTTTTCGTCGGTAATCAACGGTGCCAAACGGCCCCCGGTGTCAAGCCCGTCACACGGAGTAAAATCAACGTAGTTAATTCGACGGGTATTAATGGTTAACAAAGCCGGGTGCAAGTAGGGTGTGCCTTTTACCAACTGCTTAAAGCCAATAAAAGCGTGTTGCTGCGCTTGCTGCAAAATATCGGTTTCCTTTATTGGGAACATATCATGATCGAGAAACAACAGCACATCATGGCCGTGCCGTAGGTCGATGAAAGCGTAATTGAGCGCCCGGCTGTGGTTCATGCTAAAATCCTTTTCATCGCTTGTTACACTACGGTAATGCGCCCCGTAACTATCGCAGTGCGCTTTGTTGCGCACCTTGTTGCTGTGGATGCGGCTATTGTCGTAGACATACACCTGAGCACCGTGAATGTACCGCGCAATGGCTGGCAACTGCCGGGCCAATAGGTGCGGGCTTTCAAATTGAACGATAATTATTGCGGCCATATTACTTTTTAACGGCGTAAGCTATGCGGGTGTCAGTAACGCGGTAGATCTCGTAATCTTCGCCTCTAAAAACATCACAGATTGCTTTAGCAACATCAGCTATATCCGCATCGTGAAAAATAATAAGTTTAGTTTCGTTTTCCAACAGATCAATGCCCTCACTGAATGGGTGAATGTAATCATGCTCACCATCTACAAATGCCGCGTCACAAGGATATGGGCTGTAATCAAACTCCATACTATCCCCCCTTAACTGCGTAAACGGTAGCTTGCACTTGCTACCAACCGCATCGCCCTTGCCTTCGCTAATCGGGTGCTGAAGGCTTACATGGGCCAACTCATTCGGTAGGTCTAAGCTGTAAACCTTAGCCTGTGGCAAAGCATGGCAGATAATGTTTGTGCCGGTTCCCATATTGGTGCCTATCTCAAACACCGATGCAGGTTTGTACTTCTTGAGCAGGCACCAAAGCACATGGTAATCTTCACGAAAGCCCTGGTACTCGTTGTTTTCGATTGCCCCGGCAAGTAGCTCAGGGGTGCAAATGTCGGCGTAGGTTTGATGTATCATTTTTGGTAGTTTTTATGGTCTTTCTCTAATGCCAATATTTTAGGGTTAATCGAAGCAATGCGCCAGGCCTTTCGCTTTTCCAAACTTTCGGGCATCATGTAATCGCAAGGCAGTAGCGTTATGTGGTTGCGATATTGCCCGTAAATCGCATTCAGGTGGCTTTCATCATGCCACACCGATGTAATGCCTGCTGCCGTATCGGCCTCAATATTACGATGCATGATTTCGGCATACTCAAGAAAATTACGGCCCCCCTGAAAGCCTCCGCAAACATAATGGTTTTTTAATACCGGACTTACAAATGCGTGGCTTTTCGGGTTCATTTCCCAGCTACCGCCGCCCTTAATGTAATAGCCTGGATGCGCAACAACCACCATGTTTTGCAGCACTTCATCACCAACCGGCGCAACAAAACGGCTGTCGGCATCAATGTAGTACACCGCATCATAACCCTTTAGGTTGGCGCTCAGAATCATGTCGTAGCGATTCAGCGTCATTGCTGGCCAGGGCTGGTGCTTGATGTAGTGATATGTTGTTACAAGACCAATATCATCGTGTATAAAAGCCGCGTTTGTAAATATGTGATATTGTACTTCGTGCCCCGCCAAAAAATACTTTTCAGCACTGTTAACCAATGGCCCCACAAAATCAATGTAGTTGTTCGTTGCGACAATGCAAAGTGCTATTTTACCCACGGCCATGATTTTACGAAGTTAAGTAATTCGGTTTGGTTCATGCGCTTTATGCGCTCCCACAGCTTCATATTTTCCCGGCCATCGGCATGGCTAAAACTGCTATTAGTGCCGCGCCAATGGTCGATGTGGTAAAGGCTACCTGCCACACGCCAAACGTCAAGGCCAAGCACTTCAAACCTAAACCACCGCTCTTGATCTTCAGCGCCGTAGCTTACCATGTACTCATTTTCGCCACCGGCCCGAAAAAAAGAATCTACATTGTACCCTACCGCACCGCCGTAGGAGTGCCGGTCTGTGGCCGTAGCGCCTACGCTGCGAAAGTTCTTGCCTACCAAACCCGCTAGGTTGCCGTGGCAATGCTGGCGTTCTTCTTTTGGCATCCAATAGAATGTACCATCGTAAGGGTAGGCCACATCAACGCCCTGCCTCAGCATCTTGGCCATTTCGATTAGCTGAAAATGCGGAATAATTACATCAGCATCGTAATTCACAACGTATGGCGTCTTGGCCATGCGGGTCATCTCGTTTATAGCCCTAGTGCGGTGAAACTTGCCTTTGTAGTCAAACTGCACATATTCTGTGCGATAGTTTGGCCCAAAACTTTTTGTGTTTACCTCCCCAATAATAATATTGGTGTCGAAATGTTCATGCAAATAGGAAACAATCGTTTGTAAATTAGCTTGCCTATCAGGGTGATCATAGCTTACCGGGATAACAAACGTATGGTCTTGCAGGTCGTACTTGCCAACCGGTACCACAGTCCAATCATCGGGGTAAAGGTCTTTGGTGTTGTTGCGCAGCAACGGGCCGTCAAACCACATATCGGGTGCATACACCTTGCCGCCGCTCAGGTAAGCCGCCCACCATGCAAACGTACTATTGCTAATTATATGTTCATAACAAGCTACCATTTGCTTGAAATCTTCAATCTCACTTTCGCCACCAATAGTGGTGTGCTGAAACTGCACAAAATCAACATCATCAGAAAAACCCATTGCATCAGCTTGAGCATAATTGGCGGCATTCAAGTAATACCCCACTGGCAACTGTGCATAGTTGGGGTTACCCACATAATCGCCCCGCCGGTAGTGAACGCTACAAAGATTGCAACTGCCTGCGTTCACACCAACGGGCGTAAACCACTCCCTTATTTTATCTTCATACCCAGCCCAATACTTTGGGCTTTGCAAATACCCGTAAAGGCTGCACACTGATGTCGCTGGCATAAAGTCGGTGTACTTAAACTGGCTTTCGCGTAGCTCAGCCGTAGCCTTTGGCAGTGCGCCAAAGAACTCGTTTGGTATGTTGAAGTATTGCCGGTACGGCCAATCGGCTGGTATGCGGGGCGTGTAGCCATGCCGTAGGGCTATGCCTATGCAAGAAGCAATCGCAAAAAGCTGGTTACCCAGCCTGCCCCCTTCGCCCGGTCTCGGTAGGTTAAGTATTTTCATCCGTTCATGTTTTAGCCAAAAGTAATATGCAAACCAATACCACACAAATAAATTTCAAATAAAATAAAACCCCCACCGTAAAAACGGCAGGGGTAAACAAAAACAAAATGAAAATCTGCGTTAGCTGAACAGGCCCACGGTGCTATACACCCAAGCGCCGGTGTGGTAGATTGGCAATGCTACGCGGCCTTCAATACGAACAGTAACCTGGTTGGTTACTACGTTTGTGCCGTTCTCGTAGAAGAACTCGATCTTTGGTGCCATGCGGGTCAACAACTGAGCGCCCATGTTCCAGTCACCCATCAGGAAGTAGCCCTGGTTGATGGCAGTGGATTTGAACACAGGAATACCAGCAATGGTCAGGCCGCCGGTGGCTGCGTTGAACACCACAGGGTAAGTGTACTCATCGGCGGTGGTTTGGTTCAACACCAGTTCGTAATAGTTGCGGGGGTGCATCAGGATGCCGTTGGCTTCGTAGTTGGCGCTCTCAATAGATGCGGCACTAAGAACCAATTTGTCGATGATGCGGGTGGAACCGCTTGCGCTGCCAGTCGCAGCAACAGTCAAGCCGGTAAAGAACGGTGCGGTATTGCTTGCGCCATAAAGCACTTTCTCATCTTCAGCTTGCAGCCACTTTTCCAACATACGGCTTTGCAGGAAGCTAGTCAAGCCATCAACATCATCGAGCATGTTGGTAGGGATTTGCAGGTAAGCCGCAATGTCGCGCACAGGTGCGTCCACTTCCTCAAGGTCAAAGTCCATTTGTGGCTTGTTGCCGCTCATCCACCAATCAGGCGAACCTTCGCCGCCGCTTTCGCGGACATAGGTGAATTGCTTGCTAGTGGTAGTGCCACCGGCCAACAGGCTGCGCACATGCACTTTCCGGTTAGGCTGCGGTATGATGCCGGGGCGCAGGTCGCTCACACTTACATCAGCGGTAGGGAAGTTAACGGCAAACGACATATCGCCAACCGCTTTGATGTCAAGCTCAACCTTGCTACCTTTCTTTAGGCCCTGAATAGCAGTGGCGTTGTCGGCAATGGCTTCTTTTAAAAGCTGGTTAAAGCCTTTGCCTTTTTCGCCGGCAAGAATCAACTTGCTGCCGTTCTTTTCGATGGCATCAACTTGCTCCTGCATTTTTAGTTGCTCGTCTTTTACCACTTTGATGTCGGCCTTTAGGCTGGTTTCAACAGCGGTAACATCGGCTTTAACGGCCATATCTTTTTGGCCTTCTTTGATAGCTTTGATACCATCGAGCACTATCTCAAGTGCCATGTCTTTTTTCTCTTCCATTGTATTGGTTTTTGAGAGGTTTATAATAGTTGTATCGCCATCGCTACCTTAGCCCAATCGGTCGCAATCGGCTGTGTGGCTGGTACCGGCACAGTGACATTTTTGGCAGTGAGGTCTATAAGTAGTTGTGATAGCTGTTTTGCTTCGATTAACAATAGTTCAATGGTTTCATCGGTAGCATCACTGTTGCGGCAGAACGCCTCGAGGGCCTTCATGCGCTGCTCAACCTTGCCCGCATCTTCAAACATTGACTTAATGCCGGTTAATGGCGTGTGTTGATTTGCGCCCCAGGCTTGTAGGCTGCTGCCTTCATACAGCTTTACTTCGTTGATGTAGCGCACACCGTCTTTTTCTGTGGTCTTGCCCTTTGGCAATTGGAAGCCTACCGAATGCTCAGTAATAATGCCGCTTTCAGCCATTTTCAAAAAATCCTGCCCAGCTGCGTGTGTGCCTACCTTTGACTCGTAGTAAAGCCCGATGCTGTCTTGTTTTAGCACGGTCAACTTCCCAACCGCTTTGCGGGTGTCATGATCTAATAAGTGCTTAACCCTTGTAAAGTTTTCGTTAATTGATTTGGTAAAGGCTCCTTCAACAAACACATCGCCATCGCTGTCAACCGTGCCAAAGCTGGCAAAGTAGCCGGTCACTACACCGGCTTTGCTGTCAACGTCCTTTAATGCGAGGTCGAATGATTTGTAATTATAAATCGCTGCCATGATTATAAATAGCTTTAGGTCTGTATTGATTGTTGGCGTTGCGCCATTAAGTCATAATCAAATTGCCATCCGCATCTCTTTGCGGTTCATGCACCACCACACACCGGCAGTTAATCACATCTTTGCCCTGAGCGCCAAGATCCACATCGCCGGGGAACATCATCTTTGCTTTGCTTACCGGGTCAATAAACGGTGATTCATATTCTACCAACTGCCCGCGCATGTGGAAGTGGTCCGCTTTGTCATCACCCACCGCGCCACGGGTGCGCACATCACGCGCAGCAACCCATTTCTTTTTAACGACAAAGCCCACATTTTTTACCGCGATGTTGTGGCCGTAATTCACCGCCCTGTTAATCTCAGTGCGGGCAATTAACCGCGCTCTAATCAGCTCAAGCCCGCTATCTTCAATCAGCTTCACAATGTCATCAATGCCAAGCCCTTCGGTTATGCCTTGCTCAAATATCAAGCGCAGCCGCTTCTTTGTCGTTTCGGTAATTTCCTGCACCGATTTGTTCAAAACATTATCTTCATAGAATTTATCAATCAATGCCAGCCATTCTGGTGTTGGGTCACCAAACCCTGCCTTAGTGCGCTTTAGCTTGCGATACTCACGCATAGCTTCGTATGGCGTAATCGTTAAATATAACTGCTTTAGCACCCTGTTAATAGGGCCGGGCTGTATTAAACCAATTGCCAGCTTTGCTATCTCAATCCCGCTATTGCGAAGGGCATAGACTACCGGCTCCATTTGCGCGGCAATGGCTCTGCGTACGATTGGCACATAGCGATTTTCATACCGTTTCTTTACCCTAACTATGTGCATGGCATAGTCAAAATCGGCTTTAGTTACCGCTGCCATAATCGCCAATGTCATTTAGGTTTGCGCTATCCATGCCAGCCGCTTGGCTTGCAGGCATTAGGCTACCTGGCACCCACGGCTCGTTAAAGGTTGGTATTGGTAATTCGTCATACTTTAATGCCCGGCGCACTTCATTAGGCGTAATTACCCAAGTCTTAATCAACCAGTCGGCCAATTGCTTTACATCTTCCTGCATTTCGGGCAGCTCGGTAAGGTCGAAGTCCACATAGTAACCTTCCAACCCTGCAAGCGGCCAAAGCCATTGGTTCATGTAATCACGAAACTCCACCAACGAGCCATAAATGGTATTGGTTACCAGGTATTTTATCGAATGATTGTAGTTGTTATCGGTGCTGCTTTTGGTCATCATCAGCAGCGCCGGAAAGTCGAAGGCGTTGCAGAAATCTTCTTTTAGCAACTGGTGGCTCTCAATGGTGCGCAATTCGTCTGCATCCATGCCAAATGTCTGGTAGTCTAATGGTGCGTTAATGAACGGCCTGCGCGTCGGGCTACCGCTGCGCTGCAATAGTTCATCAAGGCCAACACGCAGCCCATCAACGCCTGCCGGGCCGCTATTAATCATTCGGCTGGCATCCATATCCTTTGGCGTAAAGATGCCCGTTGCGCCCTTATGCTCAAATAGAAATGCCTGCGCATCAAGGTTGTAGTTATCCGCCGCCAATGACCGGCTAAGGGCCTTCAATGGGCTAAGGCCGTATAAATGTGCGCCATCGCTTTTAAAATCGGGGTCTTGCTTTACCCAATAAAAAAGTTGATCGCGAGGTATATCCACCTTCATGCCGGTTACTTGTAACTCGGCTCGGTCAATGGCCATCAGGTTGCTATCGGGGTAAATGTTGGTAAACTGTGGCGGCAGGCACATTAACTCTTGCACCTTTAGCTTGCTTGTTCCCAAATTGGCGTAAATAGGCACCCCGCCATAAATCAACTTATAGGTTAACGCCAACTCCCTGAAACTCCCCCCGGTCTGCCAGTCGTTTGGATGGTTCCACAACTTTACCGCCGGGTCGTTGTCATTATCAACTTCATCAAACGCCTGCGCCTTTAGCCGTACCGTTTGCGGGCCGATACCAAACTGCTGCGTAGCTGCTGTGTATTGCTTTGCCCTTTGGCCGTTCTTTACTTTGTAAACATACCAGGGTATTGTTGCGAACTTGCTGGCGCATTTGGTAATTATGCTGTAAACCGTGCTGTTACCTTTAAAGCCGTATTTCATGGCACCGGCCCGGTCTGTTGGGAAGATGGTCAGCACGTTGTTGATGTACTGAAGCTGAAACGAGCTGCCATCAAGCCGCTGCGCTTTTTTATTGGTGCCAAATAGCCTTTCGATTATGTTCATAGTGTCCAAAAATTAGCCACTGGCCGCGTTAGGTGAGTATGGATAGCGTAGCGCATTGCATCGCATAAGTGGTCGTTTTCTTTGACAGGCTCTTCCAAAACCTTGTCGTTTTTATCTTTCTTCCATTTGTAGCCTTGTAGTTCTCGTATAAGCTCCGCACTTTGCCTATGGATAAATAGCGGGTAACTTTTTACCTTTATTATACCGGCCCATACGTCTTTGTCGGATGGGTGCACGTTGAAGCCATTGCGGTATAGTTCCTCAATTGATTTAGGCTCTGCCGTATCACAATAAATAGTTGCACCAATCGGCACCAACTCTTTTAGCTTAACCGTGAGGTCATTCATGGTCAACCCGGGCCGGTATAGTATTTGCTCAACGTATAGGCTACCATCGTGCTTTGTAACCTTAACCATTGCGCTAGGTGCGGTATAGCCAAAATCCAAACCATAAAATACATCGCCCTGCGGCACTTCATCCACCAATTGCCAGCCACGATAAATTATTTCCTCAGATGCCCCGCGCAGCCCTAAGCCGTACACCTGCCAAAGAAATTGATCGGGTAGGTTTTTGTAGCTTTCAATCGTTGCGATCTGATTGGGGCTAAGGTTTGCAATGTTGTCTAAATATGTAGAATGGATATTAATGTTCTTTGGGTCGTCGGCCACATCGTAAACCCAACTGTTGAACTCCGATGGGTTAAGGTCAAGAATGATTTTGCCGGTTGTGCGCATGGCAAGCTGGTCAAATACCGACTTCGGTACAAAGTTGGCCTCATTGATAAACAGAATATCGCGACCTGGGCCGTGTGCTTTGTCGGGGTCTTCCAAACCGAAAAATTCTATGTAACTACCGTTGTGAAAATGGAATGTAAAATCAGTCCATCGCATTTCGCCAATTGCATAAAGCCCTTGTTTTAGCAATGTTTGGAAATCCCTAAACACACCTTTTTTAACGTGCGGTAATGACCGGCTAACGCAGCTTATCCTTTGACCGGGGTACTCTAGTGCGTAATACACCAGGTTTTGCATTGTGCCGTATGTCTTTCCTGACCTTGCCCCGCCTGTATTAACGACAACAGGCCAATCCTCACGGATGGCCTTGTAGGTTTTGAGGGCGGTAGTTGTGAACTTCCAATTAATTTCAATCTCATTCACCCTCAGGCATTATGATGTTTAATGATACGCCGCTGCCTTGATGGTCTATTTCTTGGCGCTCAATGTAACCGCGCTTTTTGCCCTTCGTTTTTAGGTAGAAAATGGTTGCCGTATCACTGCCGTTTTTTATAGACTGGTGCAGCTTGCTTTCTGCAAAGTCAAGGGCCACGTCTTGTATGCCCTCAACTGATGCTTTGTAATCGGAATCGTCCTTTAACCAACCGTAGTGCGTGCTTCTGTCAATGCCAACACTCTTGCAGGCCATTGTCACGATGCCTAAAGCATCCTCCAGGGCTTTGAGCATGGCCTTCTTTTTTATGTTGGTTTCAAGTGACATGGTTATAAATTAGAGCGCCGGGGTGGAATTGAACCCCTCCTGCGGGCTGGATGCCTGCTGTGCTACCGTAACACTTCCGGCGCTTGTTGCTTGCCTTTCGGCTAATGTAATTTTTTTACCCTTATACATACCCGCTCCCATTTCATCTATTTTGCTAAATGGTAAAATTGGTACAGTTATTTTACAGGTTTTATCAATCAAATAAATATATCTTAATTGATTCCCCTTTAACTTTTCTGCATTAGTTCTTTTTATGAAAGTACTAAATTTTTCTCCTGTTATATATCCGACTTCCTTTTTTAAATTGTTTGAAGATGCCCTTAAACCTATATCTGCAAATATTTTTCCATTTGGTAATTTATACATTTTTTTATTTTTATTTATTGCGGTTAAAAAAAAACCACTTGCCCTGTAAATAGTACCATCACCGCATTGAGTTCCATCTGCAAAAGAAACAATCCATTTTATATGAGGTGCGTTTTTTTTAATCAATTTAATACTAATTGCAATACACCTGCTTTCGGAATATTTAGGTAAATAATCATCAAAAGCCATTCTGTTCAATTCTAAAAACTCATTCCATTTTGTGCCTTCTATATATGTAATAGAGTTGCTTTTTTGCACTGAACTACCATATTGCAAAACTCCGTGTAACTTATTATCTAAAAAACATCCAAAATGAACATTACTGTTTGCAGCCACTTTACCGCTATAATGATGTTTCTTTACAAACTCATTTGCAATCTTAGCCGGTATGACCTTAACAATTATTTCCTTTGCTCTGCCCATTGCGACACAATTAAATAAAGTGCGTTCCCGTTGCTGTTTTCGTTGCCCATTGTTTCTGCATACTTATACTCGTCCGTTGCCTTAATATCATCAATAGCGTTTTTTATTACTGCTGCCTGCTCATCTGCTAAAGTAAATGTCATTTGCTGAAATGGTGCCTTATCGCCATCAGGCAAACTAAAATCAGTTCCTAAACCTTCGCCGTCCATATCAAACCCCGGCACATCCAATCCCCACTCCCCAGCCTCCGGCCAATCGTGTGCAATCAGCTCCCAATCCCATTCACCGAAGCCAACATTGTCTTTTATAATAAACTCACGCTGCTTTTCCTCCGGCCAATCCACAACCTCAACCGGCACCTCCTTCCATCCCGCTGCTTGCATTGCTTTTAGCCGCATATTGCCCCCCAGCACCACCATATCCGTATTGACAACGATAGGCCGCACCTTTGCCATATCGGGGAAATCTTCCAACGACTTTTTTAGTTGTTGAAATTTGTTGTCCTTT